CTATGTGGATGATGCTACAGCAAAAGGAACCAGAAGACTTTGTTATTGCTACCGGAAAGACTTATTCTGTTCGTAACTTTTTAGCAGAGGCATTCAATGCAATCAATATCAGAGATCCTCACCCGTACTTCGTTATTGACCCGGAATTCTATCGCCCAGCAGAAGTCGAATTTCTGTGCGGGAAACCCACCAAGGCTCTAGAGAAGTTAGGTTGGAAACCAACAGTTTCATTCGAAGAACTAGTACAACGTATGGTTTGGAGTGATATAAATGGGCCGCAGACGACCGAGATACGGTGCGAATCGAAAAAGGTATGTAAAGAAAAAACGAAGGTTTAAGAATGACCGAGAACAAGATAAAGTCTATTGTAGATGGAGAGATGATGTAAAAGACCGGGATAGTAATTGTTGCCAATGGCCCAATTGCGGTTCTGAGAAGAGACTTCAAGTCCATCATATCAAAACGTGGTCCAGTTATCCTGGCCTTAGATTTGTGGTGGCTAATGGCATTACTTTGTGTGAGAAATGCCATAAAACAATCAAGGGCAAAGAGGCCGACTTTGAAGCGTTTTTCCTCAAGCTTCTAGAATACAAGATGCTTAATAAGTTAAAACAAAATCACAGGAAGCTTTAACTTTTTTATCACTTTAAGGAGAATTATCAAATGAGATTTGCTGCAAAAAGCTTGATGGTTGCTTTCGTTCTACTGTTTGCTTCCGTCACCAACGTAATGGGCAATGACGCTGCCCAGCACCTTCAAGATATTAGCGTAACAATTCGAGCACCCACGGAATTTGGAGAGTCCCAAGGCTCTGGTGTGCTTATTACTAGAGAAATTAAGCACGCGGACGGTACCAGTGAAGTGGTGAACTTTGTTTGGACGGCAGGGCATGTAGTTGAGGAGTTACGTTCTACTCGTACTGTTATCAGAGATGGTAAGAAGACAGAGATAGTTGAGTTTAAAGATGCTAAGATTGTTCAAGAATTAGTTCAAAAGGGACGTAAAGTAGGAGAAATCAAGCTAGATTGCAAAGTTATTCTCTATAGCGATTCCGAAGATGGTCGAGATCTTGCATTGCTTATGGTCCGTAAGAGAAACTTTGTCAAAGCAAGTGCTGAGTTCTACTTAAAGGAGGGGACTGTTGCAATTGGTACGCGACTATTCCATGTTGGATCGTTGCTAGGTCAAGGAGGGCATAACTCTATGACCGCAGGTATTATGTCTCAAGTGGGTCGTGTATATAATCTCGGTTCTGGCGACGGAACAATCTTTGATCAAACGACATGCACAGCTTTCCCCGGATCTTCTGGTGGAGGCGTTTTCTTGGCTGGTGACAATAGAGCAGATGTAAAGTATGTCGGAATGCTGGTACGTGGAGCGGGCGAAGGCTTTAACCTAATCGTCCCTGTGAGAGAGATGATTAAATGGGCCAAGGATCGTGACCTAATGTGGACATTAGATCCTAAGGCTAAGATGCCTACTTTTGAAGATCTTAAGAAACTCTCTATTGAATAATGGATGCATTCGAGGACCGTATAATGTGTGATTTTAGAGGACCTCCACACGCAATTCGTGATCTCAGGACCAACGAGGTGATTGAGGTTGGAAATTGTAAGAGTGCTACTGCAACTAATAATGGCACTCTCGAATGCCCTAGACAAAAAGATGTGATTGAGTCGGGGATGTATCATATTTCGGCCACAGGAGCCTATTACTCTTATTTTGATGGTCAAGAGTGGTGGCATGGTCGGGGCGATTATGGGCCTCCTTCTACAAAGTATTGGCAAGACACAGATGGGGTACCTCCTTGGTTTTGCCGTTATGAATTTTTAAGGACTCCTGAGAATGAATGCTCCCAACTCGAAATTCATAGTTGTTAAAGACACTCGCGAGAAATCCGGGCATGGCTGGTCTTTTGATGAAGATAGTTTATGTGCCGGGACTCGCATCGGGACTTTAAAAACAGGAGATTATTCGATAGAAGGACTAGAGGATACGTTCTGCATAGAACGCAAAGAGACACCTGCCGAATTCGCGAGCAATTGTGTCCAGCAGCGTTGGGACAACTGTGTGGATCGTCTAGCCCAAATGGAGCATCCCTATATTATCTTTGAGTTTTTTAAGGAAGACATAGAGAACTGGCCTAAATGGGCAATAGACAATGCCAGGATAGACATGCTAAACAAGAGGATTGACGCGGTAAGGGACGCAAGAGCTTATTCCAAGTACCTTACTAGTGTTCGTCGTAGAGTATATAGGACAAAAAAGTTATCTAGTACAGATGTTGAGATAACTAATAGCCCTCGCATTTCTCCCAGATTAATCTGGAAGAAGATTCGTGATGCTGAGCGTGCAGGAATAGCAGTTCTTTTCTGTGATGATTCATTCAAAGCAGAGAAAAAAGCATTAGAAATTCTAAGGGAAATATATGAAATACATGTACGACGTAGAGAGCTATGAATATAAGTATCTACGTGTCTCAAAAAAGGATTTAGAGGAGGGTAAACTCCGAAATCCTTTCTATAATCTGACTGAGTGGCAACAGAAAAACTATCACTTGCACGTATTAAGTATAATGCGTGATCCTAAGTATGTCCACTGGACAGTCAAGCATCTTCTAAATATTGACTTGCTGCCGGAACAGTGTGTCATCCTACAAGAGCTGTGGTGTCGTGCGTTCCCGATGTATATCGCCAGTCGTGGTTTTGGCAAGTCTTTCCTTCTTGCTGTCTACGGTATGCTCAAATGTCTATTAGAGCCGGGAACTAAGATTGTTGTTGTTGGTGCGGCCTTTAGACAGTCCAAGGTTATCTTCGAATATATGGATACGCTTTGGAAGAATGCCCCACTCTTCCGCAGTCTATGTAGTGATAACAGCGGCCCTCGTCGTGATGTTGACCGTTGTACTATGAAAATTAATGATAGTTGGACGATTGCAGTTCCGCTCGGTGATGGATGTTTGGCCCAAAGTAGCTTGATTACCTATGGCGATACGGTTGATAGTATTTCTATTGAGCATGATATAGAGCAGCTTAAGCCAGAAACAGTAGCACGAGATCGTTGTGTGTGGGGGGATGGTCAATTTCGTAATTCTGATGAATCATATTATAATGGAGTTAAAGATACGAAGAAGATTGTAACCAAAAAAGGATATGAGATAGAAGGAACGTTAAATCATAAAATAAAGGTTTACAACAAATCGACACTATCAATTAAATGGAAGCGATTTGATGAAATTTCTTTGGGTGATCATCCAATCATAGACCGTACTGAACGTTGGCATACAGGAACGTCTAATATAACATTAGATGAATCATATGCAATTGGTCTGATGATTGGAGATGGTTGTTGGACTCAACCGGATCGTCTTAGTTTTGCTACTAACGATAACGAACTAGCCCAAGCACTAATAACAGGGACAGATTTGCCTTGGAAACAGTGTAAAGATATTGTACATTGGAATATGTTTGGAAAAAAACTAAAACAAGAGTGGCTGGACAAGTATGGGCTTCCTAATAAGTGTTATGCAAAGAACAAAACGATTCCTCAAAGTGTTTTATCATCGTCCAAAGATGTGGTCGCAGCATGTATTTCCGCTCTATATGATACTGATGGTCATGTGCAAGTCTCTACTGCCAAAGGCGGAACGGCTGTCGTAGTGGGGTTTACTAATACTTCGCAAGGCTTGATTCGTCAGCTACAATTCCTGTTGCTTCACTTTGGTATTATTTCATATACTACCAGTCGAGATCGCCATGAGAATTGGAATACCGCTTATGAGTTATTGATTACCGGGAAAGATGTCCGGCGATTTGCTCACAGGATCAACTTCCGACTAACGAGAAAAAGACTGATACTAGAGACGGGTCTTTCTGACCAAAAACGAAGCGTTTCAATAGGAGATATTATCCCTGGCCTTATTCCTATATTGTCTGTTGTAGCTAAACATAATAGACGGGCAGGCATGGCATATATAAGTGCTGCGATAATAGCAGATCGCAAGGAAGCTACACGAGATTTAATTCAGGCATTTTGTATTAAATATGCGAATGCGGAACCAATAGTAGAAACTATTCATAAGATTAATGATCCAAATATTTATTATGATGAAGTAGTATCTATTACAGACGGACGAGCAGCTACATACGATATTCATGTGCCAGACGACCATGAGTATTGTGCAAATGGATTTTTCTCTCATAATACGAAGATACGTGGTCTGCGTGCTCATATCATTATCGCAGATGAATTTAACAGTATCCCTATAGAAATCTATGAAACAGTAGTCGCAGGTTTTGCTTCTGTATCTAAAGATCCCGCCGCCAATGTTAAAGAAGCTGCTAAGCGTAAAGCTATGATCAAAGATAAGGTTTGGACTGAAAGTCAAGAAGAATTATATAAGGGTCGTCACAAGAACCAGTCTATTCTGTCCGGTACTGCCGGGTATGACTTTGAGCCGTATGCTGACTATTGGAAAGTATATAAAAAGATGATTTCTGGCTATGGCTATACTAGCGAGATATCTGAAGAAGAAGGTATTGGGCCTTCCGGCGACAGTATTCCTGACTATATGCAGAGATTGAACCGTGACCAATTCTCGATTATTCGTATACCATACGAGTTGATTCCAGAAGGTTTTATGGACGATCAGCAGGTGTCTCGCTCGCGTGCGACGATGCATAGTGGGATCTACTTAATGGAATAAATACGGTGATGTTCTGGATGAAGCTCAATGATTATAATAGCAAGATTATCCTTCTCGGAGGCGGGGTCAATACCAAACACATGTTGCTTGCCTCTTCCACGAGTCATCACATCAAATACCTCAGGACACCACTTGGGCCAGCCCACCTTTTTTAGATTTTTGTCTGTGGCTGTACAACCTTCAATTAATGTACGCTTATAGTATCCTTGTGAATCCTTTGCGAAACAGTTATGGACTGTTGCATTTAATAAAGAATAAGAATTGTCTTCTTCGACCTCTAGGTTATAGACATAATCATCATAGTCTTCTAGTTTGAATAATATGATAGGACATATTGTCTTTTCTTCATCATTCATCAGTTGATTTTTATGGGAAGATTTAACTTGAACGACTTTATTATAAAACTCTGCAACAAAGTTACGATAGTTATCACCAGTCATATTTAAATAATAGTCGTTTCCCTGACTTCCATCTAGCAACGAAGATGAGATATTAAAATATGACAATCCAATACGAATTTGATTTAGTAAGGACTGATTAACGCAATGCCCGGAAGCACGCCCTTTCCTGACATGTCCATCTCCATTCCAATAACTTTCTATCACTCCTCGTAAAAACTCTTCATTAGAAAAAAGTATGTCGTGTCTAATCAACTTCGTAGCAGATAAGCCAGGACAAATATATTTCATAATCTCTGCTACCAAACGACTATTTATAGCAATTGCCATCGTGTTTTTTTGCTTGATATAAGACTTACCGCAGAACCCAAAGACATTTCTAATCGCCTCTAAAAGCTGTTGTTGATATTCTGTATCTTTATGTTCGTCTAATGCAAACTCTGTTTGTCTTCCGTCAGCTCCAATGCTACCTTCTGACGCATAATATCCAACAACAAGGCCAAAACTATAGTCTAATGGAATACATTGAGGAATTCGATTTTTAGGCACGTTCTTATTTGTTTGTATATATGAAATCGACGCTTGAGAGACACCATATCTCTTAGCTAATATTGTTTGAGACTCGTCATTCGGGTTGGTCCGCAGAGATCGTTGTATATCTAAATCAAAATTCGACTTACTACCTCTTGGATAAAAATATCTACCACAAAGTGTTTCTAGTGTGTCTGATACAATCCCCTCCATAGACAAAGATTCTTTGCCGTTTAGTTCCGAAAGATTCACAAGGTGGGTGTGAGTGAAATTATTTCCGATAGTATCAAATTGATCTTCGCCCAACCAATAGGGATGATTTGGAGTTACAAGAATGTCTTGGTTATATCCTATAGTCTTGTACCTAATTATTTTGTCCTTAAATTTCCTACGTAGCTTCTTGGTAACTTTACGAAATCGTCCTCTATGAGTTAAGACTCTATCTCCTACCTTAATATCACAAATACGTTTAATCCCTTCATCTGTAGTAATTAAAGTAGAAAAATTCGAACATGCTCCATATTCCATTAAGTAGATCCCACTATGCATCGTCGCACGCGAGCGAGACACCTGCTGATCGTCCATAAAACCTTCTGGAATCAACTCGTATGGTATACGAATAATCGAGAATTGGTCACGGTTCAATCTCTGCATATAGTCAGGA